TTAGCTGGCTTTTTTAACCTGAGGCAGATCGAAGGCTTTACGTAATGCGCGGACAAACGCTTTGTCATGGCAGATGGTTTTGCCCGGACTGTCGGAGAGCTTCGCGACCGGCTTACCGTTACATTCCACCAGTTTTATGACGATGTTCAGCGGTTTCACCTGAGGAATATCACAGGTTAACCGCGTACCAATCCCGAAACTCAGGTTCACCCGCGATGAGAAATGGCGATAAAGGTCGACGGCTTTCGCCAGGTCAAGGTTATCGGAGAAGACCAGCACCTTACTCATGGGGTCGATGCCCAGTTTTTCGTAATGGGCGATGGCTTTCTCACCCCATTCAACCGGGTCCCCGGAATCATGGCGCAAACCCTGGTAGCGTTCGGCAAACTCAGGGCCAAAGTCGCGCAGGAACGCGTCCATGGTAATGCAGTCGGTAAGGGCAATACCCAGCCGATCCGGGTATTCCTCTAGCCACGCGGCGAGGGCGGCGCGCTGGCTGTTGGCAAGGTCAGGGCTGATCTGCTGGTGCGCCTGGAACCATTCGTGCGCCTGGGTGCCCATAGGCGTTAAATCAAGGCGACGTGCCAGATCGTAGTTACTGGTGCCAACGAACCACGGCTCCTGTTGCAGACGTCTGACAATGGCTTCCTGAACCTCGCGAGAGAAGCGGCGGCGCGTGCCAAAGTCCATCAGACGGAATCGGGACATATCCAGCCCTTCGGTCAGTCTGGAAAACTCAACGAGTTTATTCTCCAGAGCGGCAACCGCCTGCGTCACACCGGTTTCAGGGGAGCGATAGCGGTGGGCCAGCTCGCTGATCACGGCCAGAAGCGGCACTTCCCACATGATCACCTCACGCCACGGGCCGGTCAGACGAATGTCCAGCTTGCCGTTATCATTGGTGACGGTGACCTGTTCCGGGTTATAGCGGAACTCACGCAGCCAGTTCAGATAATCCGCTTTAAAGAAAGGCAGGCCTGAAAGCCACTGATATTCGTCATCGGTGAGCGCCAGATGCTGCATGGCCTCGACCTGTTCACGAATGGAATCTGCGTAGATACCCAGCAAGTCGTCACCCCGGCAGCGAAATTCCGCCGCAACATGGACATCATGATAGTGGTGAAACACGGCTTGCTGCATATGCAGCTTGTACGCGTCGGTATCCAGCAACGTATGCAGAACCGGAGAAGCGAATTGAGTCATAGGTGCGCTGTAGCATCCTCTCACGGGAGCGTTTAGTACAATAAACAACTCCGGAGTATACCCTGTTTAGTGATTTATTGAACCCCGATCACAACATAAGCACACTTTATGGTCGAGAGCATTTCGTGCCCCGTGTTATAAAAATGTAGCGATACGACTGCTAACCACTTGAATTTTAGGTTTTCTACTGCGCTATTACCATGCTTTGGGGCAGTGATGGGGCAAAGCGTGAAAGCGTCTGGTTGAGCAGAGAAACCTGATCGGCGCTCTTCTCTGACATCCACTTTCCATACACCTTGTAAACCATCTGTGCATCGGTATGCCCCATCTGAGTTGCTATAAAGTTTGGGTTAGCACCAGCTGATAATGACCAGCACGCATAGGTATGTCGTGACTGATACGCGTTGCGGTAACGAATACCGGCTCGCTTGATTATCGGGGCCCAAATTTTATTAATCGAATTAACCGCGTAGTGATATCCTGTGCGAGGTCCACGTTTGACGCATTGAGGGCTGAACACGAAAGTGCAGGGTTGAATGACAGATTGTCCGTACTCCCGCAGCTTCACTTCAACCTCAAACTGCCGGCCAAGGCGTGTCAACTGGGCCTGATTCCTCAGGGCATCAATAGCTGGTTGTATGAGATAAATCACCCTGTCAGTGCCCGCCTCGGTTTTTGGCAGGGTGAACTCATACGTTTGGGTCAGGTTACGCTTAACCGTAATGGTGCCCGCAGTGAGATCGATATCTTCCCATGCAAGACCACATAATTCCCCATGCCTCATTCCGGTATAGACGGCAACAGTCCAGAGGTTTCGCATCTGCTGGTGTCCGCATGCCTGAATGAACCTGATGAACTCGTCTGTCGTGAGTGGATCAGGTTCGTCTTTTGCCTTCCTGAGACGGTTAATTCCGCTAAACGGGTTTTCCTTTGCGTAGCCGTTATCAGCTGCAAACTGGAAGATCTCGGCCATCAGCATCATGTAATTATTCACCGTGGACGATTTCCGGCCTTTTACCTGTGTCCGGTGATCCTTCTTCATTACATGGAAACCCGTCAGCAACTCCTTTCTGACATACAGCAAATCTTCAGTGGTCACCGCAGAAACCATTTTATTTTCGCCGATGCGCGGAAGCATATTTTTTATGATGGACTCGTACCTACTCATGGTATTAGAGCTGATCTCCATTCTCTTCAGTTCCGACCATCTTTCGGTAAGCTCCAGCACAGTAACTTCCTTTCTATCCTGACCGAACCGGGCAAGGTTCGGTGAGTTTGGGAATTTTTCTGCATAGTTAAAATTCCCCATTCTTATCGCAAAACAAACCGAAGAACGCAGCTCACCAGCTATCTTGCGATTTTTTGCAGTGTCAGGGACACCGAGGTTTTCCCTGACACGTTTACCTTTATATAGAAACCAGATGCGGAGCGAACCGCCATGGTTTTCGACGCCTGTCGGGTATGATGCATTAGCCATTGATCCCTCCTGACGTCCAGGAGCGTGGACGAGTGTACTGCTTTTCATGCTGTCTTCGCACCTGGTTGATTTTTTTTCTGCGCCTCGATCCACTGATCAACGGCTTTCCTGTTGTACATGCATTCGCTCGAAGGCTTGGGATTGCCATCTGGTGAAATGTGCAGGTACTCGCGGCCGAGCATCCAGGATTCTTTTCTGGCGCGGGTGATGGTTCCGGGCTTGAGCCCGGTAACCGCAATCAGAACCTTTTCGCTAACCCAGTCATTCGGTACCAGAAGAACAACGTTGCTCATAATCACCTCACACTACATCCAGGCCACGGCAGTGGCACCACACTTCAAACATCCGCTTAACCACTTCCCGGCAATAAAGCCCCTGAATATCCCGTGTCAGGTCGTAACGATTTCCGTATCGCATACGTACCCATATTTCAAACGCTGTATTCATCGTGCCGCCTCCCTGATTGCAGTTCTGTAAGCGCGTAATGCATCACGGCTTTTACCTGAAATAACCGTTTTCAGGATGAAAGTTCCGTGCCGTGAACTCACTACGGTTGGCACCAGAAACAGAGTGTTTTCAACTACCCTGTTATGCTTCCGGTACTCGAATACGGTGCTGGAGATAACGATATTTGCTACAGCGCCATAGTCCTGGTATTGGATTTTCATTCAGCGTACCCCGGCAGGCTTTGTTGCTTTGAGTTCGTCACGTTCTTTGACGTAGCGCTCGTGCATCGCGTCCCATTTTTCACACCATTTTTCCATTTCTCGCTTGCGCGCCAGAATACGACGCAGACGGCGAACACAACGCTGGTGGGCGGCCAAATACTCAGCCTTTGTTTCACCGTCTCGCCAAACCTCCATATCAGCCCGATCAATACGCTCCCGCGGGTGACGCTGCGGAAACCCTGAACGCTCAAAAGCCTCGGTGGTCATGAAGAAAGCCAGATAGCGAATCGCCGTATCTCGCGTGAAGCATTTTTTAGTGCGGCCGTGACGTACTGCCACGAACAGTGGGCCAACTGGCGTATCGTGTTTCTGTAATGCCAGGTCAATCATGCTTACGGTGCGTTTAGCCGCGCTGAAAACAATAAGGTTCTTCGTGATGCCACGCGCGCCGGCGCGGAAGTGCTTAAGGAAGAAGTGATCGCACGTGCACCGGTACGCACCGGAAAACTGAAAAAAAACGTGGTGGTGGTGACCCAAAAAAGCCGCCGCCGCGGGGAGATTTCTTCCGGCGTCCATATTCGTGGCGTTAACCCGCGCACCGGCAACAGCGATAACACGATGAAGGCGAATAACCCGAGAAACGCCTTTTACTGGCGATTCGTTGAAATGGGAACTGCCAACATGCCGCCACATCCTTTCATTCGTCCCGCGTTTGACGTCCGCCAGGAGCAGGCGACAGAGGTCGCGATCAGGCGCATGAACCAGGCCATTGACGAGGCGTTAAGCAAATGACGGAAGACGATCTCTATCCTCTGCTGGCTCCGCTGGCCGGAGGGCAGGTTTATCCCTACGTTGCGCCGCTCGGCAGTGACGGGAAACCTTCAGTCTCACCGCCCTGGATAATTTTCTCGATTATTACTGAGGCGGCCGCTGACGTTCTCTGCGGTCAGGCGGAATCCGCCGTTTCGGTGCAAGTCGATGTTTACTCCAGCACTATCACTGAAGCGCGTACGATCAGGAATATGGCGCTGGAAGCCTTGCAAACATTGAAGCCTGAGAACATTGTCAAAACGCCTGGTTATGAACCTGATCTGCATTTTCACCGGGCCACGCTCGAATTTCAGGTGATCGTTTAAGTTCATTCACCATCACAGACCGCTTCGGCGGTCTTTTTTTTATCTGGAGAAATCATGACCAGTAAGTATGAAGTTACAAAGGGGATGACCTTTGCCGTCTCCGACGCACCCGTAACCGCCGAGGATTTTAATGCCTCAGGTTTCCCGGGGGCTGGTGTTACCTGGCTGGAAGCGGCCTGTGCAACAAAGGAGATCACCTTCACTGGCGGTCAAAAAGGGGATATTGACGTAACCACGCTTTGCTCAACTGAACAGGAGCAAACGAACGGCCTCGCCGCACCTGCTGAAATGAGCATTACCCGTAACTGGGTTGGCGATGAAGCAGCACAGGAGGCACTCCAGACCGCTTACGAAAATGACGAACTGCGTGCGCTGCGCGTGGTATTCCCGTCTGGTAATGGTTTCTACGTGCTTGTGGAGGTTCGTCAGAGCTCATGGTCTTCTGCAACCTCATCCGTTGTTGGCGCGACTTATTCTCTGCGTGTACGCGGCAAACCTAAACGCATTTACGCGTCTGGTTCCTGAGCGGCTTCGGCCGCTTTTTTTATCCCTTCGACCATGTAACAAGAGAAAAATGAAATGGCGCAAAAAACATCACAGAATTCACTACGCGACGTGGCGCTTACTGCATCAAAAGCCTATCGCACAAAAGACGGTATTACGGTCCCTGAGTGGGATGGCGCAAAGGTAACGCTGCGTGAACCGTCCGGCGATGCCTGGGTGAAATTCCGGGAAATCGTAAATCCGCAGCTCGCCGAAGGCGAAGAGGCCCCGACGCTGACGGAGGCGGAGAAGTTCCTGCGTAACAAAGAGGCGGATGTGGTTCTGTTTATTGACGTACTGCTGGATGAAAACGGCGAGCGCGTATTCAGTGACGAGGATCAGGAGCTGGTATCCAAAATTTATGGTCCTGTGCATGCGCGCCTGCTGGCTCAGGCTCTTGGCCTCGGAATGAGTCAGGAAGAAGCGGGAAAGCCGTAAAGCAGCCGCTGACCTTCTTCCTGATGTCGCTGGCGCTCCGGATGGGGCGCACTCTGCATGAGCTGCGCCAGACCATAACCGCCAGTGAGCTCAAGATGTGGATCGAGTTTGACCGCATAAGCCCTGTAGGGGACTGGCGTTCCGATGCACAGGCGGCGCAGATCTCCGTTGCAATGCTGAACTCTCAGGGCGGGAAATTCACCATACCTGACGTGATGCTGAAATGGGGTGAGCAGGAAGAAGGCTCTGAAGTCTCTGAACTTGAAGAATGGATGTCCAGTCTTTGACGCCCGCGGCTGCGGGCTTTTTTTATGGGTGAAATATGGCAACGCTGCGCGAGCTAATCATCAAAATTTCTGCGAACTCGTCTTCTTTTCAGTCTGAGATCGCCAGAGCGTCCCGTATGGGGACGGATTACTACCGCACTATGGAACAGGGCGGGAAGAAAGCAGCAGCGGCCACGCGTGAAACTCAGCGGTCTTTGGCTGACCTGAATTCTCAGCTCGCAACTGTACGTTCATCAGCGGCTGGGCTTGCCGGGGCATGGGCTGGCGCATTTGCCACGCATCAACTTGTTCAGTTTGCTGATACCTGGAACCAGCTGAATGGCCGTCTTCGCCTTGCGTCCTCTTCCAGTGAGGATTACGTGCAATCCCAGCGCGTGCTGATGGAGATTAGCCAGCGCACCGGAACATCCCTCGAGGCAAACAGCAACTTATACAGCAGAATTGCGCAGTACCTTCGTGATGCCGGTTACGCTTCTGCTGACGTCGCAAAAGTTACGGAAACCGTAGCAACCTCGCTGAAGCTGTCTGGCGCCAGTACCGAAGAGGCGAGCTCTGTTATCACTCAGCTTAGCCAGGCGCTTGGCTCAGGCGTTTTGCGAGGCGAAGAATTTAACTCCATCATGGAGAACGGTGGCCGCCTGGCGAAACTGCTGGCTGATGGTCTGGGTACCACTGTTGGTGGCCTGCGAAATATGGCCAACAACGGCGAGCTGACGACCAACAAGATCGTCCCGCTGCTGACCAACGTTGAGATCCTCCGTAAAGAATTCGACACCTTACCTGCATCCATCAGCGGATCTGCACAGAAAGTGCAAAATGCTTTTCTCGCCTGGGTTGGCGGGGCGAACGATGCCGTCGGCGCATCCTCCACGCTAGCCTCTGGCAGATATTTCCGTCAGGCCAGCGTAGTGGTGTGGGTCTTCTCATCAGCAACAGCACTGACTTCACCTCAATAACCAATGCTACACAGTCAGGACAGTGTATCTGGAAGGGTACCGTCAATGTTCCCACTGGCGGCTGGGCAGTTCCCACGATAGCGGGGTACGACAAGTCCAAATATATTGTCTTTGGGCGCTGCAATAGCGGCAACACCGTCGATTTCGATGGCAACACGGTCAGGTTCTTCAGCCCTCCATCCACCAACGATGATGCTCCAACGACCGGCACGATAGATATTGTCATCTTTGCCAGTGGCGTGGCGCCGCAGCCGGGCACCGGGCTCAACATCTTCAATGCAGCCGGGGCCTGCACGTTTTCAACGACAAAGCGGCCTTTCGTCTACCTCAACCAGCTCTGGACGCCTTCAAAAAATGCCGTGAGCATCGGCAGCGGGTATGTTCCGCTGGGCAGATTCGGGCTGATGGCTCACGAAGTTAATGGCATGTACGTGTATCGAATGTTCGGAATAAAAATACAGAACGGCAGCGCTTCAGTTCAGGGTGGGAAATATCTGGGGCGCGAGCGGTATGCAATTTTTGGTAATGACACGGTAACTCCACTGAACCTTCCCGTTCTTCCCGATATGTACGTCTGAATAAACTGACTTTTTAATCAACCTCGCTCCGGCGGGGTTTTTTATTGCCTGGAGAAAATATGCTTTATAACACTGGCACCATCGCCATTAACGGAAACACCGCAACCGGCACCGGCACGAACTGGACGGCACCTGCCAGCCAGATTCGGGTTGGCCAGACGTTGTTTGTTCTTTCTAACCCGGTACAGATGTTTCAGATCACGGCCATCAACAGTGCGACGTCACTGACGGTTACGCCTGCCGCGTCTCCGGCGTTGAGCGGCCAGAAGTACGGCATTCTTGTTACTGATAGTCTCTCAGTCGACGGCCTGGCGCAGAGCATGTCTCAGCTCATCAACGAGTATGACGAGAACATCGGCGCCTGGGAGACGTTCGCCACCACCTCAGCAAACCAGAACATCACCGTTACCATCAACGGCGCTCGTGTAACCATTCCGGCGATCGGCAAACTGGTCCAGAAAGGAAGTAATGGAGCTATCCCGATTGGGCAGGGCGGGACCGGCGCAACGAATGACGCTGACGCTCGCTCAAACCTCGGTTTGGGAAGTAGCGCGACAAAGGACGTAGGTACCGCCGCAGGAAACGTCATGCAGGTAGGCGCATTCAACCTTGGCGCTATCCAGGGGGACGGTCCAACCCTTGATAATATGGACATGTTCACGCCTACCGGATTTACTTCACATCAAAATGATGGTCTGTCTCAGTTGGGACTGACATCGAATACTGGACTTACTTCCATCATTCTTAACCGGGGCAACAGGCCAACCCGGATACATCAGGCATACTCTCTACGACGTACCTGGTTTTCATATTACAGCGGGAGCGCATGGGCCTATCATGAAGCTTACACTACTGGTAATACGACAAAATCAAGTGATGGCACACTGAAGGCAGCGTCTCCTGTTGCCCGTATCGTAGTGAGCCAGGAAGCGTGCCAGCGCGCCGATATAGCGGAGGATGGTTTTGACTGGTGCGGCTGCGGTACTGCGAACACCGAAGCTGAAGGAATCAAAATTTCCCGGGTCGATGTTGGTGTTTATGTGCTGACAGGTTCGGCAGGCCTGGCGTCTGAGGGATGGCAGTTACTGCCGCCAATGGACCCTGGCGGCATGGGGGAACTGGGTGTAGTTGAGGCAGAGCAAACCGAAAACGGAGGACTGACTATCCGCCTCTTTAAGCGAAAATATCTGCTAGGCGATGACGGGGAGATCGTCAAAACGAAAGGGGAACCGATGGACGTGCCAGCGAACAGCTGGATCGATGTTCGCCTGGATATGCCCACTGATTCAGTTTTCAGGCGTGAACAGTACAGTCTGCAAAGTGACGGAGAAGATTAGGCAACTGTCGAGCCGCGGAGGTAAGCCAGTTCTTTTTCGATGAGGTTTAACCGTTCGGCCAGCTCCTTGATGGCCTCAACATACAGGGCGCTCATAGCACTGTAGTCCACGGTTTTAAGGTCGTTAATTTCCTCTCCATCTGGAGTTATTCCTGTCCCGCCAGAACTCACAGCAACGGGCAGAACCTGTTCCAGTTCCTGGGCGATGATACCTGCGCTGCGTATCGATTCCGATTCAGTCAGTTGAATGCCAAACGTATACCCCGCCAGGGAACAAATCTTCTCCAGAGCGTTACTGACGGGCTCTTTGTCGAATTTTACTCGCTCATCAGAGGTCTGGTTCATCGTGACGCAGGTAAACTTACCATCAGCCCCAAATGCAAAAGCGTATCCGTTGGACCCGCCGTTATCATTATTATCAGGGCGGAGCTGAATAATTCCTGTTTGCCCGGAATAAATAACCCCCCTGGATGCCCCACCTGCACCATAGAACCACACATGGGCATTTTGATTGTCAGCTGGGGCCAAAACAGCAATTTTAGTTTTGCATTCCATATCAGCCGTGGTCGCAATTTTTGCGGATGCGCTGATGCTGTTCTGACAGGTGATAGGGTTACGAAATTCAAAGCTATCGCCGATAAAAACGTATTTCCCTGCGTAAAATGTGAAGTCTCCTTTCCCCATGGCGCCATTAGAATTACCACCGCACAGAATACGCGCGTCATAGTCGTTAGTGCCAAGGAAATGGAAATCCACAAAGCTTGCAGTAGAGGGTTTTTTGGCACCAATTTCGAGGCTTCCAAAGTTGGCTGTGTTGTTCTCTCCCAAACCGAGGTTTGAGCGAGCGTCAGCGTCATTCGTTGCGCCGGTCCCGCCCTGCCCAATCGGGATAGCTCCATTACTTCCTTTCTGGACCAG